GTTAAAAGAAAAATCTCAAATGTGGAGCAAGCTCAAAGCAACTACGTCAGTCATTGAATAAGTGCGTCTTTAATGGTAAAATTGGCCTGAAATGATAGTTATTGTGGGCCAGATTTTAATCAGGTACTAAGTATTTGTGGGTGCAGAAAACACATCTGCTGATTTTTATATCGGCAATAGATCACAATCTCTATCTGCACCGTCTTTAACCCAATTTGGACAAAGGAGTAACAAGTTGACTAAATCAACCAATCGCATTGCCACCACCTTGGCATGGTGGCTCAGCAGAATAGTAAAAATAATAAGTCTTTTTATGGTCGTGGCAGTAGTAGCTTCGGTCACTAGCAAACAATTTTCCGAGCTAAAAAATCAAAATGAAGCATGGCAATTAGCACATGTCAGTGTGGAAGAAAAAACTCGTCAATTAGAATGCTTGACTCGCAATATCTATTGGGAATCAGCCAGTGAACCTTTTGAAGGCAAAGTAGCAGTGGCACAGGTCACGATGAATCGTGTGGCCAGCGGGCATTTCCCTGCAGATGTTTGCGGAGTGGTATATCAAAAAAATATTGTGTACGAAAAAGTCATATGCCAATTTTCATGGTACTGCGATGGTACCTACAAAACAAAACCAGTGTACGGTGTGCTGTGGCACGAAAGTGAAGAAGTAGCTAAAAAAGTTTTGCTAGAAGGGTTCCGTTTACCCAGTATGAAAAACGCCTTGTACTATCATGCTGATTACATACATGTACAATGGAACAAACCAGAAATTGCTCAGATAGGACATCATATCTTTTACGGAGAACGACTATGACATTTGGATTAACCAACATTGAATCTGGAGTACAAGGACTTAGAAAATTTATCGATGAGCATTTGCCCAACATTTCAGCCGAGACTCTTGGATGGTTGGCCACAGTTATAATTCATTGTGCTACTATTCCAACTTTGTTGAGTTTGCTTTCTGGACTGAGCGATCGCACACCCAATTTGGACATTGTGTTATTCATGTGGGCTGGACTTATACTGATGTTTGGTCGTGCTGTCATACTCAAAGATGCATTGAATATCATCACAATTGGTGTGGGTTTTATGATACAAGCCGGACTAATGGCATTAATTTTATTTAAATGATTGAAAATTTATTTGTTATTTTTGCTCCAGGGTTAGGTGGCAATCATTTGGCAAATTTGATTGGGTTAACTGACCGGTTTAATCGCAAATATGATGTCAATGATTATAGACCAGGAATAACAAATGCTCATGTAAGCAGTGTTACAAACCTTCAAGAAAAAACTTTACTAGCTAATCTTTCAGAATTACAAACTCAAAGTAATGTTTTTTGTGGACATTTGGCCGAATATCTTTGGATACAACAAAAACAGATTGATAAATTTTTTGTAAATCGTAAATTTTTAATAATAACATTTCCTGAAAAAAACACTTCGGCATATAATAGATTATTAAAAATTTGTCCATCACTGTCTTCTGATTATTTGTTTTATGAACAAGCAAGTTTATATTCAATACAATACATGTCAAAATTATTTGATGAATATGATTTTTTCACATTAAGTGCTGAGCATATTTTTACGGAACAAGTTGATCAACTAGTAAAATTTATAGAATCTGAACTTTACACAAATATTGACATTGATACGGCCACAAAATTACACAATATTTGGTATCCATCTGTTACAATGATAGGTTGACAGAAAACTTGTAATATGTTATAATTTAATTATTGTCTAACTAAAAGGTAAGATTATGAGCATGCATTTGCATCACCCAAGTTTAAGTTTAAACGGACGCAAAAAAGGTAAAATTAAATTTCGTAATGCCGACGAAGCACGTCGCGCTCGCGAGCTAGATGAATCTTGGCAGCGACTGCTCCGAGCACAAGGTGTCGAAACAGAAGATCGCAAACGCAACCGTGCGCTCAAGGCAGAACCTCTAACTTATAAACTCAGTGCTCCAGCAGGACGTGGTAATACCAGTCATATTCCCAGTTTAAATTCAGGTGCGGGTGTTGCTACACTAGCGCCAGCAAAAGTGTACACAGGTACCAAGGTCAAAGGCATTGCTACCATGCATAAATCAAATGCAGTTCCTGTTTTTTCTGATGAAGAAGCCATTGATATTTCAAGGATGAGACGATGACATTTGACCCAGAAGCATTTAACAAAAATGAAACTTGGCGGCTTCTACAAAGTGAAAAAGGCAACTGGTACCAAGAAGCCGACGAAGCAGGTCAACAAGAACTCCGAGATTGGATGTACAGTGTACTAAAAGAAACTCAATTGCAAGTTGAATTTACCAAGGCCGACGGATCTCATCGATCAATGACCTGTACCTTAAACGAATCACTGGGCGCCAAACCGGTAAATAAACTGGCCACAGATAAACCAGAACTTATAGACAAAAAAGAAACGTGTATAGTCTGGGATTGCAACGCCAATAGTTGGCGTAGCTTTAGGTGGGACAGATTACGAAAGATAGCGTTGTCAATTGAGTAAAGACGATTTTATAAAAATGGAAGGCGTAGTAGCAGAAGTATTACGCAATACCACGTACAGAATAAAAATAGATAACTTTGAAAAAACTGTATTAGCAACACTAAACGGCCGTATGCGCCAAAATAATATTAAAGTGCTAGCCGGCGACATAGTTGAAATGGAATTTAGTCCTTACGATTTAACTCGTGGACGTATAGTAAGGCGCAGATAAATACCTGTATGCGTGAAATAATTGATCTAGTTGAAGCTTCTACCCGGCCAGCCAAGCTGGAAACTACACCTTTGCCTTATTCAGAAAAGGCCCTGGAGCCTGTGATGAGCAAAGAAACCATCAACTACCACTTTGAACATTTAGCCAAAGGCTATGCTAAAAAATACAATGCTGGCGAAGGTAATCCAGACTTTAATCGTGCCGGCAGTTTTTTGCACAATAAATTCTTTCCACAATTACGTGAACCCAAAGGTGCTAACCGTCCTCGAGGAGCAGTGTTGGCCTTGATAGAAGAAAATTTCAAAACCTACGAAGATTTTAAAATTGCTGTAAAAGAAGTAGCAATGAAGATTCAAGGATCGGGTTGGGTTTATCTAAGCACCACTGGCACTATCAAAACCATACCCAATCATGCAGTTCGCACCGATATCTGCATGCTTATTGATTGGTGGGAACATGCTTGGAGCCTGGACTATCAATGGGACAAAGAACGTTATCTAGATAATATATGGAAAATCATTGACTGGGACGTTTGCAACGAAAGACTATGACCATGATGACTATCACTGAATCTGCTACTGCAAAAATACACGATATTATTGCAGAAGAAAATAATACTGAGCTCAAACTCCGAGTGTTTGTGCAGGGCGGCGGATGTTCGGGTATGCAGTATGGATTTACCCTGGACGAAGTGACCAACGAAGACGATTTCAACATGGAATTCAACGGCATACAAGTCTTGGTAGACGCCATGAGCAGTCAGTATCTTACTGGAGCAACAGTAGATTATCGTGAAGATATCACTGGCAGTAATTTTGTTATACAAAATCCCAACGCTCAAACCACCTGCGGTTGCGGCAGCAGTTTTAATCCTTACTAGACTCCAACGTTCATAGCCTAAAAAATCTGCTAAATACCTGCAGAGGACAACTAGCTATGACTCAACAGATTATCAATGTAGGCGCTGCACCCAATGACGGTGACGGTGATCCTATACGTACGGCGTTTATTAAAACCAATGACAATTTTACTGAGTTATATGCTCGTGTGCAAGTTACGCCGCCTTCTAGTGCAATAGGTAAATCAGGCGACGAAATTGGATATTACTCTCCAACTGCTGATTACCTTTATTATTGTTTTGCAAATTATGATGGATCAAATGTAATTTGGGCACAAATTCAATCTTCTGGAAATATAACGTCTACTAAGATTCAAAATGGTAACAGCATAGTAGAAATTTTAGATACAAACGGAAATGCCAATGTAAGTATAAATGGTACTAGCAATGTGGCAGTTTTTGCCAACACCGGCGTGTATGTTAGCGGACTCAATGCCATTGGAAATATTTCAACAGGTAATTACATTTTTGGAAATGGTGCATTTTTAAGCGGATTACCAGCAACTTATAGCAATGCCAATGTAGCAGATTTTTTACCTGTGTACAGTGGCAATATTGCAGCTGCTTACACATCAGTATCAGGTAACATAATA